CTCAACGACCATGTCTAGGAGACTAGCATATGAGAAAGCGTGAACGGAAGAACCACTATGTGGGATACCTCTCGTGCTCCGATCAGTCTGACTCTCGTCGACTGCGGATGTCCGGGTGGCCACCCCCTTCTTCGCCTCCTGAGGAGGCGGAAAGTGGTTTATCTTGGTTTGACCAAGGGGAATTTATATACCCCTTGCAAGACCTTGTTGACCCACTGGTACGTTCTTATGAGTACATGCTCGACGACACCAAAACTGAAGGTGGATCCATTGCTGAAGTTCTTTTTGAGGCTTTAATCCTCAAGAACTACGGCAAGGAATACCTTCAATGGTTTCGCAAGTATGTGCTCCCAGCTCGTAAGAGGTGGAGAGCGAAAACAGTGCGTCATATCCGTAAGACGGCACACAATGGCTCAAAGCAAGGCATACAGTTGTACGCCAACGACTGGATTGTCGCTGCTTATGAGGACCATGGTGACGGGACTTATACCTATGAATGGTTAAAGCCTCGGTACCATATGTGCTATCCCGTGATGTTTCACGGCGCTATTCAGGGCGAGGATATGGAGAGTCCTACTTCTAGGATTCTCAATCCAAATCAGTTCTTCGGTAGTGATTTACACCGGAGATGCTGTGATCGCGCCCTTGCCCAAGCCCTTCCAGATTTGGAAGACAGGTTTTCATTGCCTGTATTTTTGGCTGAGCTTAAGGATCTTCCTGGAATGGTGAAGGGGCTCGTGCGAATGATCGCTAAAGCACCTCATCAAATCCGGAAGCTATTCCAAAAGCCCGTCCAACAATGGTCTAAGCATCAGCTAGCAGCCAGTTTTGGCTGGATCCCATTCGTGTCTGAGGTTAAGACGATCGTTGAAAGGCTATATACGCTTAGGGAGGACATTAATACCTTCCTTCGCGATGCCAACAAACGTCGTACATACCATTACACGATAAGACTCTCTGAAGAGGACATCGAAGAAATAACCGGTACACTTGACGAGGAGATTATTGGTGAGTACCAAGAATTTCCTGCTATCGAGGAATGGCCATGGTGGTACTTGTCAGGTAGGGTTTCATCCCTTACTTGGAAGCACCGCATGGTACCATCCATCTCGGATGTCATGTACACAACCACACTCGATTATTCCTACTCACTTGGTGATATCACCATGTGGGCGCCATTATTGGCGGGAATGGATCGATTTGGGATTAACCTCTCATTGAGTGATCTTTGGGAGGTAGTTCCCTTTTCATTTGTGGTTGATTGGTTTTACGATGTTCAGTCATTGGCCGAAAGGTTCGATTTTACGAACCTTCCCGCCCAAATCGTTATTAACGATTTCTGCGAATCCGTGAAATTCGGATACTCAGAGTCCCACAGCTTCGAGTTAGAGGATATTGTTACAATTCCTCAAGACTGGAGTGTGGGTAACTGGGCGTTATCCCCCGTTGTTTCGTTCCCTCGTTATGAGGAGGACGTTTATTATAGGCGAGCGGGTTCACCAACCGTTAGCCGAGAAGACTTCCCAAATCTGACATGTCCTAAAGGCATGCAGATTATTTTGGGGAGTGCCCTCATTGGCTCAAGGTTGTAGGGATGTTCCCTGCACCGGATTCGCCAGTGATAACAACAGTGTGTTGGTTACACACATGAAGGGATACCCTTATGTACACAGACCCATTTGTTTGTGACTACGACTCTACGTCACCTAACACTACTCAGACCTTTAACCGTATACAGGCTCCGACCGTTGGCCAAGGTTCCGTCTACAAGAATGACGAAACTGACGCTGGTACGGCGCCTGAATGGTGTAAGATCTCCCACCAGGTGGTGGGGAAGGGCAGTGCGGTGCGTGATCGCCATCTCGTTCGCTTCGAATTGTCGAGCGTCGATGCTGACGATAACGTAGGGACAACGGCACCAGCAGTAGCTTATGCCGTGTTCGACATTCCGCGCACTAATATTAGTGCGACGGGGCCGACAGTCCTCGCCAGGATGTTGGTTGGGTTCTTACGTGGAGCAAACGCGGATGATTCTGCGCCTGACTACACGACGAACTTTGCCAAACTCATGAACGGGGAAGGCTAGCTTAATTGCTTGCCGACTAGTCTTAATTGACTAGTGTTCTTAACATTTGGGTCTTATGTAAGGGTTTGGAGGAATACTCATGGAGTATCCTGAAAAGCCAGAGACTAGCTCCCATTATTTGGAGCTTCTCATCCAGATCGTTAGGGACACGGCTGTAACTCTCAAGTACAGGTCGTCATCCTTCGATCGTGACATTGCGTCACTGAGGAGGAGACATCAGGCTGAGGGGATGAGTTTTCTAACGAAGACTCTACCTAAGTTGGGTAAGGCTTTTGACAAAGCTCTATCCACTGACACTACTTTTGTAGTTCCACCCGAATTCCGGGCTAGGAAATACGGAACCATGAAGATACCCGTGTTATTTGGGCCTTTATGGAAGCTAGTGTTCAGTCCTGATGGCTGTATACGAGCGTGCGATGGTGACACTGAAGACCGGCGGTTATACCGCCAGTTCGATGCGTCGAGAACAGGGAATTTTGAGATCATTAACGATGATCTCCCCCCGTTTGCTCAGCCATCATCGATGCAAATCGCAGCCGTACGAGCTATACGCCAGATATGCTATTTGGCGTACAAGCTGGAACTACCGTACACAGAAGAGGTGGAACAACAAAGGATCGACTCCTTTTTGGAGATCGATGCTGAGTTACCACAGGTTAGCGAAGACGTTCCGCTGACCAAGGAAGCTTACTCCGCGTTGGAGAACGCGAATTTGCTCCTTTCTTATGTGCTTAGGGATTTGAACCCCGCGGAAATAGTTCCAAAACATGGTCCCGGTGCTGTCGCAACAGGAGAGAAGGTCCACGAGAAGTTTAACTTCAAACGGATCTTTAGTGGTGTAGGGAAGTTTTTCGACATTGTCGAGAACTTCTTTTTTAACTACACTCATCTCTGCGACGAACTTGACAGTCTTGAGGCAATGGAAGAAATTCCAGAGAGCTGTACGAAAGTAGAGCTCGTACCAAAGGATAGTCGAGGACCACGATTAATCGCGATGGAACCACTAGAAACACAGTGGATCCAACAAGGTTTAGCTCGGGAAATCATCGACATAGTCGAGGACTCCCGTAGCATCACTCACGGATTCGTGAATTTCACGGATCAGACAGTGAATCGTGCGTTAGCGCTGGAGCACAGTATGGACGGTGAGTTTGTCACCATCGATCTATCAGATGCTTCAGACCGTGTTTCCGAATGGCTTGTTCGACGCGTTTTCAACGGCAGGATTGGAGATTATCTCTGTTCCTGTCGTAGTAATGCGACGATCTTGCCGGACGGGCGCCGTGTTGAGCTCAGGAAATATGCTTCTATGGGATCAGCTTTATGCTTTCCTGTTGAGGCTTTAGTTTTCTGGGCTCTGGCGGTTGGCTCACTTACACGATTACGGACGGCAAGGGATCTTAGATCTCTGCCGCCTGTGTACGTGTACGGTGACGACATAGTCGTACGTAAGTGCGACTATGAGCAAGTTGGCCTTATCTTCGAACAGCTTCATTTGAAGCTATCAGAAGGTAAGTGCTGTACCGGCCGATTCTTTCGAGAATCGTGTGGGTGTGACGCCTTTAAAGGCGTTGATGTCACACCCGTCCGTTTACATACACTTTGGCCTACGGCTAAGTCACCGGAAGCGCTCCTCTCGTACGTCGCTTACGCGAACAATTTGTTCGCAAAACCGCGACGATGCGTCCTGGGTGCAGTTTACATCCAGGAGCAGATCGAGGGGCAGTTCGGCCGTCATCCTAGGGGCCAGCAAGGGTGTATATACCCCCTTGCGTTTTGGTTCCCTATCATGGATGAAAGACGGATCGCAGTCTATAACTCAAGGAACCATAGGACTCGCTACAATAGCGATCTCCAACGGTTTGAGTTCAAATTGCGATCGTTTCGTCCACGCGTAATTGACTGCGCGGACGAGCTGGGCTGGGCGAACATGTATAAGGTGTTAACCTATAGGGACGATCCCTTTGGTTTTCACCCCTACATGAGCGCCGGCAGTTTCACGATTCCTCGTATCGTAAAATCGAGGTGGACGTGGGTAGGACTTGAAGACCTACTCTACGGTAAATAGCGGAATTCATCACCGCTATCGCGCCAGGAGACGTGGTATCTCATCGCGTTAGGAAG